TTAGAAAATCAGTGGTTTCAATATGGAGAGGAGGAGCAAACATGGTTGCAGATGTATGGAAAAGATAGTTTAATGTTATATACTATTTTAAAAAGAGATGTAACAGTTAGAAATTATACTAAGTTTACAGTTAAAGAATTACTAGAAACACTACAAATAAGCAATACCAACACAAGAATGATAAAAAAAATTAAAGAAACATTAATACAAATGAATGGTAAATTAATTAATTTATATGAGGATAGAAATTGTACAAAGGAAGTTGAAAAAATAGATAATAATACAGTTTATTTTGCACTATTTAAAAATGAAAGTCCTGACGAAAATTTTTTTTATTGTTGAAGATGATGAAATTGATCAAATAATAAACATTGCAACTGATAAGAAGATACCAAAAGAAAATATATTAAGTCAATTTTTATACATATGCAAAAGTTTCAACAATGATAAAAACAATGAAACATATAAAACTTGTAGAGTTGGAGTAGATACAATAGAAAAATACATAGACGTAGATAGAAAAACAATAATGAGATATAACAAATTACTAGAAAATGAATTATTATTAATACATTCTGAAGGAGTAACAGTATCAAAAAATACATATAAAACAAGTTGTAATATCTATGCTAGAGTTAATAATGTAGAGGAATTTAATAAAACCATTGAATTAGAAAGTAAAAAGAAATCTATAAAAAGTTTAAATAGAGAAAAACAGGACAACCTTAATAAACAAAGAGGACTAAAACAAAAAATAAATAATTATAAGAAAAATAAATACATAGAAAATAATGAAGATAGTTGGAATGAATTAAATAAATTAGAAAGAGAATATGTAGAGTTATTATTTGCAATGAATAAGAAAATAAAAAAAGGAACAGGATTAGTTACTATTAAGTTAAATGGAGAAGATAAAGAATTTTATAGAAAGAGTGAAGAAGATATGAGAGCAGAAGAAATAGCAAAAAATAATTACAAATTATTAATAAATGATGAGATCATAAATCCATTTAGAAATTATAGTGTATAGAAATAGAAAAATAAAATATGAATAATAATAGCGTTTAACCGTAAGGTTAACGAAGGACTGCCCATCTTGGGTAGTGCTTAATAAGAACGTCGTTCTTATTAATATTAATTTTTTCTTATTAGTATAGTATTTATTATTAGAGTCCCACCATGTATAAGAGTCATATATACGCACTTGGTAAAAATGGGAGTGTGTATATAAGAATCTTATATACGGTCTTGGAGTGCGTGTATAAGAATCTTATATACGCTTTATTTTATGAAAATCTATGCAACACTAGCAATATCAATGCTTTTCCAAGTTTTATATTGGAGTGTGGTGGAGTGTATATAGAATATTTATATAGAGACACTCTACACTATGTATAAGATTATTATATACATATATAGTGATAAAGTATTGATATATAAGGGTTTGAGATGTATATAAGATAATTATACACTAGATAGACACTCTATAGCGTGTATAAAAATCTTATATACGGAAGTAGAAGTCCTCACGTAGGACTTCCCAAGTCCGAAAAATTAAGTATTAATATGTTACTAGTATAATATTATTAATCAAACAAACGTTTGTAACTCTAACCCATACCGTTAAGTTGTACCGTTACGACCGTTACAAAACGACCTCTGTAACACGCATGGTTGAGCCATTCTTAAAAGTCAATAAGTAATAGGGTTTAGGAATGGGTTTTTGTATTAATATTTTTTAAAACTATACATATTACGAACCACCTCAAAGCGTGATTCTATGGTGAGAAATTTAACGATAAATGAAATGTGAGGGTAAAGTCATATCATTAATCATTTGATGAAAACGGGTACTTTAAAATGAATAATAATAAGTCCGTTTTAAACGCTTAATTTTAACACAATCATATAATTTATCAATAATAGTATAGATTTCATTCTATGCTATTTTTTTAACCATAAAATGCGACTTGGAGGGTATTTCAACATGGACAGAATTGTGCATCTTAGAAAATCCAAGCACGTTTTTTTAAAAATTTAAACAGAAAGGAGATATAAAAAAATGAATTTAGAAAATAAAGTAGATGAGCATGAAACAAGAATAAAAAAACTAGAAGAATCTAATTTAAAAATGGAAATACAATTGAATGAAATTTCAAAAGGACAATCGGATTTAAAGGCGTTAATTTATGCAACACAACAAAATACACAGGATATGTTAAAAGAATCTTATCAAAAAATGATAAATACATTAACTAGTACAATCCAAACAGATAACAATATTAAACTAACAGATAGAAAGGAATTTTGGGGAGTATTAGGAACGATTATAGGTGTTGGAGTTATGATTGCACAATATTTCTTTACTAAATAAATCAATTTTTGATTTCTATTTAGTAAAGATTGTTTACATCAGATTAACATGGACAATTTTGTCCATCTTAGCCAAGTGCAAACTTGCACTGACCATAAAATTGTGGTGAGTCAATATTTTAGGTTTTCCCCAAATTTGGTGCAAACTATAATTGTTCCCTTTTAAAAGGGAAGCCGACTTTAACGAAAGGGAATTTCCCCTCGGTTAACTTAGTCCAAGGTGGACTACAATAAGGTATGTGCAAAATTACGGACACCTGCAATTACCGTTTAAAAAGAAATTGTAAAGTGGTATCGGAAAAAATACGGATACCTAAAACCTTCAAAGGGGTAGCAAAAAGCGAATTTTTTGAAGAATACGATTCGGAAATAAGTTTACGAAAAGGAGGATTAATAATGGCACAAGAAAAAACTATGTACCAAAAGTTAAGAGAAATAGTACCTACAAAAATTGCATATTTTGTAACTTGGTATTGTAAAGAAGAAAGTGAGAGAGAAAATTTTGAAGAATATAGTAAAAGATTTTTAGGAAATGTTACTGAAGAAACTGCTATGGGATATTTAGAAAGAGAAGATGTACAAAAAGCAATTAAATTTTGGATAGGTAAAGATACAACATTAGACATGATAAAACTATATAAGTCCATGTATGAGAAAGCAATGAAGGGAGATGTTCAAAGTGCTAATTGGGTAGTGAAATTTGTGGATAGTGGATTTTTTAAAGATAAAAAGGATCAACTTGATGAGTTATTAAATGGAGTTGTTATAGATGAATAATACAGAAAAATTAAAGAAGATATGGAATAGCCCTAGATTATTTATAGAATCTTTTATGAAAATTCCAGACAAAAATCAAAACATAGTACAATTTAAATTAAATCCTATGCAGAGAGATTATATAGAAAATATGGATACATATAATATTATACTAAAAGCAAGACAAGGTGGCATGAGTGTTGCTAATTGTGGACTAGCATTATATTATGCGATTACTACACCAAATACAGATTGTTTAATGTTATCGCATACAGATGAGAGTACAAGAAAAATATTTAATAAATTAAAAACAATGTATGGATTGTTGCCAGATGTACTAAAGCCAAAATTAAAAAGAAATAATAGGCAAGAATTAGCATTTGAAAATGGTAGCACTATAAGTTGTCATACTATGGGAAAGAAGGATGTTGGTAGGGGTAGTACATTAAAATTTATACATATCTCAGAATTTGCATTTGTCGGAGAACAGGCAGAAAGACAATTATTATCTTTGGAACAAGCACTTGCAAGTAATGGACATTTAACAATAGAAACAACTGCAAATGGACTAAACTTTTTTCATAATCTTTATCAAAAGGCGAAGAATAAAGAAAATGCTTATAAATGTTTTTTCTATAATTATATAGATACTGCTTGTATGTTCCAAGATGAATATATTAAGTATAAGAGAATATTTAAAAATATAAATGGTAGAGATTTAAAAAAGGAAGATTTAACAGATGAAGAAAAGCAACTAATGAAAGATTATAAAGGTATGACATTAGATATTATTACATGGAGAAGATTAAAAATAGCCAATAGTAGTGGAGATCAATTTAATCAGGAATTTCCTATTACAGATGATGTTGCATTTGTATCAAGTGGAGCAGGTGTATTTTATAATACTAGAGTTGCAGAAAATATAAGATATTTGAAAAAAGACAATTACTTAAAATTAAATAATTTAGTGAAAGATTTACCTATAGAATTAAGAAAGTTTTATGGTAAATCTTTTTTTATTTATAAAAATTTTAAATCTAATACTAAATATTTTATTGGTGTGGATTCTGGAGAAGGAATAGGAAAAGATTATAGTACAGTTGTTGTATTTGATGAAGATGGCGAAGAAGTTGCAATGTTTAAAAATAATAAAATTAAACCTTTTGAATACGCAGAAATAGTAAATTACATAGGACATTATTTTAATAAAGGAATATTAGTAGTTGAACGTGCTAGTGCAGGTCATACGATTATTGAAAAATTGAGATATGAATATAAGTATATGAATATGTTAAAATACAAAACTTATGATGCTAGAGGGAAAAAGAAAACAAAGGTCGGATTTGAAACCTCAAGCAAGAGTAAAGGTTTGATAATTAATAATTTTAGAGAAATGTTTGAAACGGGAAACATTAAGTTAAATTCTAAAGAAACATTAGAAGAAATGAAAGTTTTTGAAGTTAAAGAAAATGGAAGTATGGGAGCAATGCAAGGATATCATGATGATTTAGTTATGGCTACTGCAATGGCTTTAGAAGGATTAAAACAAGGGACATATTACATTTGGTAATCTAATGTCGCAAAACGTTACAAAGATTTTCGACAAGGTTGGCGAAACAATAATAATAGGAGAGTGATAGTTAATATGATGTTAGAAGAATATATAAAAAATGTATATAATAATAATTTAACGTGGTTTGAAAGTGAAGTTAAAAAAGGTGAACACTTACATAGAATAAGTAAAGTATTTGAAAATAAAAATTATCTTGCAGGAAAACATAAGATACTACAAAGAGAAGATGGGAAATACAAAGGAGAAGAATATATAACTAAGAAATTAGTTCTTAATCAAGCAAAAACAATATTAAATTTCCATAGTACATATTTATTAGGTAAACCTTTATCTCTAGGTGGTAGTGAAGAAAAGGTTAAAGTATATCAAAATATTTATAGGAGAAGCAACTATAATAACATAGATTTTAAAATATTAGATTATGTGAATAAATATGGAAATGCGTATGAATATGTTTATTTAGATGATAATGTAATTAAATCTAAGATAATAAAAAGTGAGGACGGCTATCCGATATACAATGATAATATGGAGTATATAGGATTTGTAGAATACTATACAATTCACAATATAGATTACTATACAATATATTCTACAGATACAGTAGAAGAATGGACAAACGAAGGTGGAGAAGGACTAAGAAAGATTGGAGAGTTTGAAAATAGTAGTGGGCTACCTATACATTATAGTAATAATGAAAGTGAGTATGATAACTTTGGAAAAAGTATATTAGAAGATATTCAACCACTTTTAGATGAAATAGAGGATATATTAAGTAAAATGAGTGATAGTATATATACTCTAAGTTTAAATCCACTTCCTGTAATAATAGGACAAAAGATAGAAAATACAATAAGTGCAGATGTCACAGGTTATGCGTTATCTTTAGATGATGGGGCAGAATTTAGTTATAAAAATGCAGAGATGGATTATAGTACGATTAAACTTTATTTAGATGAACTACATAAACAATTAAATGTTATTGCTTCTATGCCAAGTATAGTTGGAGGTAATACTAATGTTGCTAATGTTAGTGAGGTGAGTTTAAAACTTTTATACCAATTAGCAGATGTACAAGCAATGATGAGTGAAAAATGGTTTCGACAAGGATTATATAAAAGATTTGAAATGTTTGATAGATTATTAGAGCAACTAGGAATTACATTTCAAGATGATGATTATGTAGATGTAGAATTTACTTATAGTAGACCTGTTAATACTTCTGAATTATTAGATAATATTAAAAAGCAAAGAGAAATGAACGCTATCAGTATTAAAACTATAATAGAAAAGAGTAATCTTACAGTCGATGTTCAGCAGGAAATAGAAAGATTGAAAAATGAGAATAATATAAATAGTAAGAGTGATGAGAATATAGAGGGAGAAGAAACAGAGGATATATGCGATAATTAAAGATTATAGCACATTGTCAAAATAGCAACATGGGTATAACTAATGGTTATAAACAAGGGTTGTGACACCTTGACACAACCTTTTAACCATTAACTATCCTTATTAGGGATAGACACGTTACACTTAGTAACGGGTTAAAGCATACAATATATAGTGGTTAAAGTATAGGTAAAGTACAATATATAGTGTAGAAAATAGTATGAGAAATAGTGTAGGAAATATAGTGTAAGGAATATGAGTATAGGGGGTAGGGTATAATAGCATTTAATAAACCCTATATATACAAGGGTTAGAGATACTACAAAATATATACCTCATAAGGGTATAAAAATAAAAGATTGTACACCATGTACAACCTTTAAAATTATGTCCATAACGGATACACCTACTATTATAATATATTATATACTAGCATACTATAGCGAGAACGGAATTGTACTCAGTTCCATTTTTGAAGTGAGTTACTAAAGCCCAATTGGGAGTGGTTAAGTAAATTTCTACTAGGAATTTACTTATTCTACTATCTGCTACACAGATTGTGTGTATCAAAGCCCAAGGGAAAATTCCCTTCAGTAATACATACAGAACAACAGTTCTAACACACTTTAGTATGAACAACAGTTCTTTTATGCTCGATAGGATGTTTTGTCCTATCATGCCCACAAGTGGGTATAACAATATAGTATCAAAAAGTGTACTTTATGAAACAATATAGGTATTAGCCAATTTGCATAGTTTGTATAGTATCAAAACATCAATAAAATACTTTTTAAACGTATCAAAATACAATTGACTTTATGATACGATATGATATAATAAAAGTATCAAAAGTTTAAGGGAGATATGATACTATGAAAATATATGGATATGCAAGAGTTAGTTCTAAGGAGCAAAATTTAGATAGACAGATTGAAGAACTTAAAAAGTTTAATAAAGATATAATATTATTTACAGATAAAGCAAGTGGTAAAAACTTTGATAGAAAAGAATATGAGATATTAAAAAGAATTGCAGATAATGGAGATATAATAGTTGTAAAAGAAATGGATCGTCTTGGTAGAAATAAAGAAATGATAAAAGAAGAATTAGAATATTATAAGAATAAAAATATTAGAGTAATTATATTAGACATACCAACGACTAAAATGGATTTAAGCAACATGGAAGAAGGAATTGCAAAAGAAATGTTAAAAATGATAAATAATATATTAATTGAAGTGTTATCAACTATGGCAGAACAAGAAAGAAAGAAAATTAAACAAAGACAAAGAGAAGGAATTGCAACTGCTAAGAATAAAGGTGTAAAGTTTGGTAGACCATCAATAGAAATTGATGATAATTTTAAAACAATATATAAACAATGGAAAGATGGAAAGATAAAAGCCGTAGAAGCAATGGAGTTAACAGGATTAAGCAAAGCAACATTCTATAGAAAAGTTAAAGAGTTAGAAGGTGGATAATGCCTTCTATTTTTTGTTTAAAATTTAAAATGAAATAAAAGTATAGCAACTCGGTCTGACCGATTTTAAAAATCGGTCAGATGTGAAAATGAATTGATTACCCCTTTTTCTCTGAGGCAACCCTAGTTAACACATTTTTTACCCACAGGTAAAATTTACATATTGCATTGATTTAAATTTATATATTAAACTATATAAAAAATAAAAGATGGGTAAAAGGAGATACTAATGATTAAAACAGAATTTACTGAAGAAGAAATTTTATATTTGTGGTCAAATGGCTTGAGTAATCAGTTTTATAACGAACTTAATATGTGGTTAAATGTATCAAAAAATTTTGAGCAACAAATATATGGCGAAATAAATAATTTAAAAATAAACATAAATAGTTTAGAACGTGAATGTTTAGTATTAGAACAAGTAAAAATAAAAATAGAGGATTTAAACAAAGATACTGAATCATTTTTTATGAAAGAAAAAGATAATGTACATAATAGAATATGTAAAGTAAAAGAAGAAATTAAATATAAAAGATATATAATAACAAAAATTAAGGAACATATAAACAATAAATTAAAACCATCGATTAAAGAGTTAGAAGAAGAAAGAGAAGAAAAAATCAACTATAAGTATAAAAAACATAAATGATACAATCTATATACTTAATCTGAATTTATTGAAACTTAATACAATAAATTGTAAAATAAGATTGAGGAGGGGATTTTGATGAATAAAGTTGCTAAATATGAAGAAAATTTAGAGGGAGATTTAGTAAAAACATTTTTAGAGTTAAATCTTAATAATATTCATGATGTTAATAGATGGTTAGACAATAATAAAAATCATACAAATAAAATTAAAGAGAATTTTATTTGTATACAGGATAAACATGAAACAGATAAAATTCAATATAATATGACGGAATGTAATCTTAGTAAATATATTAATGAACATTATCAAGATTTAAATAGATATCTTGATAGAAAGTTGAAGATTTATATATCATTAGAGATTACTGATGAATCTGGATATTATAAAGAGTATGAAGGATACATAACTAAATTAACAAGTGATAATTTAATATTAGAGTTTGATAATATTACCATGAATATATTAAAACAAAATTATGAAAATTTTAATATAAGGTATATAGAAATTTATAAAGTAATATCAAAGAAACAACAATTAATAAAAGTTAAAGATTATATTGATATATTGAGAAAAAGTGATGATTTAAAGAAATATAGACATAAATTAAGTATAACTAATTATACAACGTGTATAACTATAGTATTTGAAAAAGATAAATTACAAAATGCTGAAATTATACAAAAACATATGAATGATAATATAATAAGAGTAATTATGGATTAATATTTATAAGGCGTAGAAATACGTCTTTTTTATTTAATTAAAGGGTGTAAACATTGTTTACATCCTTCTTCTTCCAATATTCCCACTCTAAATGGGATTACTAATTCTATTATTAATTTTGCCACCTTCACCATGAAGGTAACAAATCTTTTTGTACTAAGTTTAACTTAGGATAAAAATAATATATTAACGATATACTCTAAAGTCCTTGTATAGGATTTTAGAGTTTTTTTCTTTAAAGGAAATATCCAACCTTAACATTATTAAGGTTCGGTTATTAAAAATTTTAAAAAATTAATAGGAGATGATTTAATTGACAATATTAGAAAGATTAAAACTAGAACTAAGCAACAAAGATTATTTCACACAGTGTGAATACAAAGTATTCTTAGAAGAAAACTCGTTGTCAGCAGGTGACAACTACAATAAGAAACTACACCAAAAAGATTTATTATACACTTGTATAGATATTTTAGAAGCAGTTTCAAATGATGTTGATATGATGAGAAAAGTATCTGACGGAACAATGGAATTTACAACAGATAGTGCATATAAATTTATACAAGATAGAATACAAAAAATTAAAGAAAAAATAGCAACTATTCCAACAGATGAAGAAGTAGTAAAAAATGATAGTTTTTGTTTGATGTTTAGTAAAAGAAGATAACTGAAACGTACATTATACGTTTTAGAGTAGGAGGTAATATAAATGAATACAATCCAAACACATTGGAATATGATAAAAAAAGAAATGGAAAAATAGTTACTATATATAAAAGGGATTTTAATATTACTGCAAATATGGTAGTATTTAAAGAGTTAAAACAAAATTATAATTCATACGATGATAAAATTATATTTACAGATTCTAACCTAGAGCAGGGAGATATTGTAGAATTTGTAAAAGATAAATACATAGTAATTTCCGATAAAGAGAATGTAAATAATATTTATTATAGGTACATAATAAGAAAATTATATAAAACTATTAAAATTTGGATAGATGATAAATTAGAAGAGTTTGACGCATTTGTTGAAACAGGAAATAACATAACACAAGAAGATAAATATATTAATTTGCCTGTTGGTACTATAAAATTAATCATGCAAGAAAACGAAAAGACAGATAAAATTGATTATGACAAAAGATTTATTACTATGAATAATGCATATAAAGTTGTTGGTTTTACTTCTGAATATGCAGGATTAAAATATATTTATGCTGAAAAGACACAATTTAGTGCTGAAGATGATAAAGAAAATGAAATAGCAGATGCAACAAAACATATACATACTTATAAATTAAATATTATAAATAAATCTCCATTGCTAATAACTATGGGAGATGATCCTGTAACATTACAAGTAGAGTGTACTGATAATGATAAAAAAGTTGAGAAACCTACATTAATATATAGTATAGATAAAGAAGGTATTATTAAAGTTGCAGATAATAAAATAACACCTTTGAAAAATGGTAGTTGTAAATTAACTATTAAATTTGAGAATGTAAAAAAATCTATAGATGTAAATGTTATTGAACAACAGGTAGATAATAAAACTATAGAAATAGAGGGTAAATCTAAAATAGGTTGGGGTAAGAAAGGTATTTATACAGTTATATTAAAGAATAATGATAAAGTATACAAAGATAGAATTGAATTTCAATTAGTTGAAAAGAAAACAGGCAAAGCAACTAAACTTGCTAAGATTATAGAACAAGATGTTGAAGCAGGAACTTGTACTATACAAGCCAATGATAAACAAAATGATGGTACTGTAATATTGAAAGTTAAGACAAGTATAGGAGAAACACAAGAAAAAGAAATTGAGATATGTAGTTTTTGGTTAGTTGGTAGATAATAAATAATTAAATTAGTATTGAAAGATATGTAAAAATAGTGGTATACTAAGTATAAGTAAACGTACATTAGTTTATAAAAAAATAATAGTGAAATATTTTAAAATAAAGGCGTGGTATATAAAAACTCTCAAAATCGTTTGAGGGGCGTATACCAATTTGGTGTGCGGGTTCAAGTCCCGCCTTCTGCACCAAATAAGTGGCTAAACGTTTATGTTTAGCCACTTTTCGATTTTGTAGAGGATAAATTTTATAAAGTATTTGATAACACTTATTTTTAATGATACTATAATACGTATAGTATAAAAGAGATAAATGGTATAGTAAATAAAAAATTGAAATAATGGACTTATGATATAAAAAATGATTTTGGGTATATTAGGAGGCTGGCAACAGAAATATGGATAAGTACTTAATAATAAACACAAAAATTTTACCTGAAGTTTTTGAAAAAGTTTTACAAGCAAAGGAGCTTTTAAGAACAGGTAAAGCTAAAGATATAACAGAAGCGTCTAAAATTGTAGGAATTAGTAGAAGTTCTTATTATAAATACAAAGATTTTGTATTTTCTGTTTTAGAAGGAACTCACGTTCAAAAAGCTACAATTGGTTTCTTGTTATCACATAAAGCGGGAACTCTCTCAAGAATATTAGATAGAATAGCCCAAATTAATGGTAATATATTAACTATAAATCAGGATATACCAGTAAATAATGCAGCTAGTGTTACTATAACTTTTGATATATCAAATATGGTAATTGAACTAAATGAGTTTCTTAAAGAGATGCAAGATATGGATAATGTGGTTAAAGTATCCTTAATAGCTATGGAATAAAAAAGAAAAGAGTATTCAAAATAAAAATTAAAGCATACCTTAATAATATATTGATATTATTTGGAGGTATGTATATGGATTTTAACAAAGAAGATACCAGTTTAAAAACATTAGATGAAGATTATGATATGGTACCCATTAATACTTATATTAGGGCAATAAATAATTATAGAATGTTCCAAGGAATTCAAGGACAATATCCTAATAATTATTTTATGCCACAGTTTAGGCAAAATTATATGAATGATAGTACTATTAAGCCCATGACATATTATAAAGTAGATCATAATTTACCAAACAGTGAATCAGATGATAACTATGATTTTAGAAATGTTGATTTGAAAGATAATTTTGGAATGAGAATGATGGAAGAAGATGATCTCTATTCTATTGATAAAACACGTGATTTAGATTACGATGATTTTGTGGATGTAAATAAAATATTAATGAAAATAGAGAGATATAATCCGGGGATATTCCAATTTTTAAGAAGATATGGTATGTCTTATGAAGAAGCTAAAAAAATTATAAAAAAAATAATAACAGTAACTCTTATGTATGAAAATGATTAGCATAAATTATTGAATAATATATAACCTTTAAGTTTATTTTATAAGCTTAAAGGTTATTTTTTTAAAGGAAAAAATTTCTTTATGTAGAAATAAAATTAAAGAGGTGTGTTATTATGTTT